GCCAGTATTAACAGACCCTAAAGCCTCGGATGCGTACCGTGTATTTTCCCGGTTAACCCCCGGCCTGAATAGAATCTTTTTTAGTGGCATCGGCAACCTTTATTTGCTGGCAACGCCTTTGGTCTTCTCAAAAGAACGCATACCGGCAATGCCCAAGATGCCTGATAATATCACCCAAAGTTGGTCTGCGTCTAGTACCGGAGGAGGATCCATGCCCACTGGAACCCACCCCATAGCTTGCAAGTATTTCCATGCCCACTGAAACAGCGGATACAGCAGAAACTGATAGCCCATAGCAGCCACACCGATCCAACCGATGGCAGGTCGCCAGCCGCTGACAAACACGCTGCTGGACGCAGCTTCTATTTTGTTGACCTCAATCTGCGCTAGGTCAGTGGCTTGGTCGATGCGCTTCTCTTCAAGATCAAGCTTACGCTGCTCAATCTCCATTTCCATCTTTTCTTTATCGGTGGTAATTAGGTCGCCTGCAACCTTACCCACGGCTTCAATGATTGATCCAACGGCTAGTAAGCTCATTTCAAACCTTTCAGTGTGCGGTTTAGCCAGCCCTTGAGGAACTTGACCTGCACAGGGTTTTTGTTGCAAATCTCAACGTATCTGGCAATCTTTGCCAAGGCGTAGGATTCTTTGAACCGCTGACCATCCGTGATCTGGTTGAGCTTCTCTACAGTCTTAGCACCAATACCACCATCAGGCGTAGCACCGACCACAAGCTGGGCCAGCTTCACCGCCATGCCCATACCTGCGTTTACACCAAAGTTAAAGATGCTATTGGCTACGTCTTGGTTTGAAATCTCGTTACCGCGCATCTTGTCCCAGAACTCTGTACGGTAGAACTCACGTACCATAGGAGTCAAAGAGCCACCCATTTCTTTCTTGTCCACTAGCGCCCAGCCGGGCCACTGGGGGTTTTTGTTACGGGCAATACCAGCGTAGGTCATGCCGCCCGTGTCGCCGGGTACTTCGTGGAGGACGTAGCCGCCCTCGTCTTGCATCATCAATTCAAAGGCTGGTTCAAACTGTGCCATATTATTCTTCCGACATGTCTGTTGCCGCCAAGTTAATGCGGGTCTTCAAAGCTGAAATATCTTCAGGCTTCTCTTTAAAACCAATTGCCAAGTAGCCAGCAAACTTGCCGGGGTCGGGCGGTATAGACCCACGGCACATGAACTTTACACCCTGCTTCACGCCCCACTCACCTACCTTAGACGATGGGTTGAACTCTTCGCAGAGGACTTCGTTGTTGAGCATAGCCACCATAGCGGCGTTGCGATCAGGGCTTGCATTAAAGAGCGACGTTACCGTACCCTCAATCTTCTTCTCCCGTGAGCCGTCAGCGTTCAGCGCCAACATGGTAGTGCGTGAGTTGGTAGTTAGATTGGCTTTATGTACCAGCACAACCAAGCCATCTACATCCTTCATCAAGCTCTTGGCAGGATCGACTAAGTCTTCCTGCTTCACAAGCTGAGGCATGTGGTCTTGGTTTTGGATGGCTTGAAGGATGACCTGACGTGAGTCCCAAGCAAAGTAGCCAGCAAAGGCTAGGAAGCTCAAAAGAATCACCGTGAGGAGCTTAAAAGGGCTGTCCACCCATTTGATTAAGTCTGTAATGCGCCCGATGGCATCGGTCTTTAAGGTTTCTGCGGGTTTAGGCGCTGGAGCAGCCACCACTTCCACCTTGGGTTTAGGTGTTCTGCGTTTAACAGGCGCTACCTTGGCTGGAGCTTTGGTAGGCGTTTTAACTGGAGCTTTCTTTGTAACCATGTTTAAACCAACTTGTCTATTTCCCGTTTAAGGTTTGTGATGTCAATGTTCAGCGTTATCTGCTTCATCCTGTATTCATAAATCTCATACTCGTACTGGTAAAACTTCTTTACCTGCTGGTCAATCTGTACCTGCACAGCCCTCTCAGCGTCTAGCCTTTCCACCCGCTTGGCAAACACCTCGGACTGCATTGGTGGATTTGGCTGCACCACCGGATACCATTTGTCGTAACTGATCTTCACTTCTTTTCCCGATCAAGCGCATCTTTGTACCCGTGAATTATCTTTGATCTAAGTATTACTGTGTCTGCCGTACCCGCCCAATCTGGCAGGTTGTTCCAAATAACCATGTAATCCGTGGTCTTGCAATACTCTGCGTTGTCGATGAGCCAAGCAACCATTTGCTGATGACGCTCGGACGGGTTGTGGATGGTGTAGCCAATTCCATAGAACTCGCGCACATGGCAGCCATTCTTGGCTACGGCTCCAACTAGCCCCAACAGCAGTAACAGCAAGAACCAACGCATTTACCATATCCCAGCCCATGCAATTATGTACGTGCCAAAAATAACAAAGGCCACAAGGAGGACTGCGGCAATGAATGCTTCAGCCCAGTCCCACATGGCTAGAACGTAATAGAACCAGAGGCTGTGAATTGGTAGACCCTAAAGCCTCCAGCCACAGTAATCGTTGGTGAACCTGTTGTGCTTGTTGCGGCTATGAATGTGTCTGGATAGCGGAGAATTACGATACCGCTACCGCCTGCGCCAGATGTTGCACCATATCTTGCACCACCTCCTCCACCGCCAGTATTAGTTCCACCTGCGGTAGCCGCAGTTGTATAACCACCATTTCCACCGCCGCCAACACCGCCAACACCAGCAGGGTTTAAACTGTATGTACCACCTCCACCACCGCCAGCATATGCGGTAACAGTTCCAGAAATAGCCGATGCTATGCCTGCACCGCCATTGATAGGGGTATTACCTACAATGTTAAAACCAACAGTTCCTGCACCACCGCCGCCAGCGGCGGCATCATTATTTGCGCCAGCTGTATAAAAACCACCGCTATTTCCTTGTCCACTTATTCCAGAACCACCGCTTCCGCTGTCATAACCACCACCACCACCAGAACCGCCAGATTTACCAACCCTGTTTGCCGCTGTTGGACTACTAGCGCCTCCGCCACCACCACCTGTGGCAACAATACGACCTGTAAATGCTCCAGAAGTTGTGGAATCAAAAACAGAATTATCACCATTATTGCCTAGCGTGTCAGATGTACCTACAGCCGCACCACCGCCACCAACGGTTACAAAATATGAAGCGCCTGAAGTTATACCCGCATATCCAGCAAGCAAACCACCAGCGCCCCCACCTCCACCTCCAGCATAACCAGCGCTATTAGGACAGCCTCCAGAAGCACCTCCAGCAACAATCAAATACTCAACAACAGCAGGGGGCAAGCCCGTCCAAGTCTGGTTTTTAACCGCTTGACTGACTTGACTTAGCGTCCACATTCCACTGTATTGAGCCATGATTATTCCTATTAGGCAGGTGTTTCTGGTGTCGGTGCTACGACTTCAACCCATGCTAATGTGGGTTCATCCCATGTGAAACGCTTACCTTCTACAACGGGCATGGCTGTAGGTGCGCTCCAATGACAAGTGTCTTCATTCAACAACCAAGACGCAAACGGCTTGGGAGGAATAAACGCATCACGTTGTGCATCGTATGTGTAACCGATGCCAGCGTAGTTCTTACGCAGTGGCGTACCGCCCTGTGAGTGAACTCCACCAGAGGTGTTATATGAAGTTTGGACATAGGAAGCGGGATCACCCCAGTGACCTAAATTCAAAACGTCTTGCTCAATCACAATAACTGATGTGACAATTCCGTTCTCGACCTTGGCAAAATGGCTCATGCTAATTCTCCTTGAAATTCAAAAGTGTGCTGTTGATGGGTTTTGCGTTGCTTATTAGCACATGCGTATACATGTGATCTATTAAATCCCGCCTCTTTAATGGCTTTAGCGCCAATCAAAGTTCTTTGCTCTTGAGTTGCCATATTTGTAGCAACCACAATGTGTTTAGTCATATGTGATTTTGACCCAGTTCTACCAAACAAAGGATTATTTTCACCCGATGTATGGGGGCGCTTAACGCCTCGTTGTTTGTCGGCAATCAACTTCATGGTTTCTGGATTGCGAGTTGGACACCTTTCGCTTCTGCGTTGGCATTCTTCTGCCGTGTGTTTAAACCCAAGCGTCCCATCACCACCATCTGTCAAATTGTACCCATTTGGCACTCTAGTGTTAAGTTGTTTAATCAATGCCTTCTCAACCAACTGAGCATTGGCCCAACTTGTTGCACTTGCAATTTGCACCATTTCAAAATTCTGCTGCCCATACTTGTGTATGGCTTTGCCCATAGAGGTCTTATTGTTATATGGAAGTTTATGCTCACCCCAACGCTGACGCATGTTGCGTGTAATACCAACATACTGCTTCATGTTGATCTTGTTAGTGATGGTGTAAACAAAGACTTGCATTAAAAAGTGATAGTGCCAGAAGATGTGAAAGTATAAATCTGATACCCATCAGAGTAGTTTATCTGAGGGCTTCCTGTTGTGGAAGTAGGTGGTAGTAAAGATGAGGGGTAACGAATGATGACGATGCCAGAGCCGCCGTTGCCAGCAGTTACAGTTGAAGTTCCGTTTTGGCCACCACCGCCGCCGCCGCCTGTGTTAGCACTAGCCGATGTAGCGCCAGCAGAATTATATGTAGCACCATTACCACCGCCAGCAACTCCAAGACCGCCACCGCCAGTTCCAGCACCACTTGTTCCACCAGCACCGCCGCCACCGCCAGCGTAAAAAACTCTTGAGCCTGTGATTGTTGAACACAGTCCAACACCGCCAGAACCAGCCGTAGTATTTGCAGTTCCATTACTACCTACTGAACCAGCACCACCGCCTCCCGCAGCACTATTATTGGAAGCCTGATTGCCACCAGCGAATCCCTGCCCAGAAGTGCCAGCACCGCCAGAACTTGCTGTATTGTTACATCCACCGCCACCTGATCCACCGCTGTTTGCAGCAGCATTTCCTGATGAAGAACCACCACCACCGCCTCCACCACCAGTTGAGGTTATGGAACTAAATACAGAATTAGTACCATTTGCACCTACTGAACCAGTTGACGGGCCAGCCCCACCAGCACCGACAGTCACAGTTAATGAAGTTCCAGCGGCAACCGCAAATCCAGTCGCAGTTAATAAGCCACCAGCACCGCCCCCGCCACCCAAAGCAGAAGAATAAGTTTCTAGACCCCCAGAACCTCCACCAGCGACCACTAGATATTCAACTTCAGTAGTTGTACCAGACAGTGGGTTAAAGGTTGCGGAAAGGAATCCACCTAATAAAGTTTGACTCATTTCAACTCCATTTAATAATCACAATGCCAGAGCCGCCTGCCCGACCATCACCACTACTACCACCAGAAGCCCCGCCGCCACCACCACCGCCTCTATTTGCTTGGCCAGCAGTTGGAATAAATGTAGTACCAACTGCTCCATTACCGCCACCACCATTACCTCCGGCATTATTTTGCCGACCAGTAATATAGTATCCTCCGCCACCGCCACCCGCATAGAAAACAGCAG